ATTGATGTTGCACGTGGTGGTGAAGATAATTGCATGATCCAGTTCAGGCGTGGCTTTGATGCTAAGTCTGAGAACACCTATCGAATCCCCGGTGAAGCTTCACGTGATTCAATGAAGGTGGTATCTAAGTTTCAACTGATCCTTGATCGACATAAGCCTGATGTCATATTCCTTGATGAGACTGGTATCGGTGGGCCTATGGCTGATCGTTTGATCCAGCTAGGTTACAACGTTATTCCTATTGGATTCGGGCACAATGCCGATGAAGAGAAGTTATACAAGAGTAGAACTGCTGAGATGGGTTATCGCTGCAGACAGTGGCTCATGGATGGTGGTTCTATACCTGACGATCCGCAACTTGAGAATGAGTTGACTGTCAGGGAGTATGACCATAACGACAAGCACCAACTTGTGTTGGAGTCTAAGAAAGAATTGAAGAAACGGTTGGGTGTGTCACCTGATTGGTCTGACGCACTCTACTTAACCTTTGCACAGAAGGTTGCACAGTTGACTGTTTCGAGTGGTATGAGAGACGTGGTGCCTGAAGCTCGTGAACGAATGAGCAAGCAGCAAAACGATTATGATCCAATTGATTTCATAGAGGTTTAACCAATGCCATCACCGACAACAATTCCTAAAAAAATTCTTCCTGATGATGCAATTCAGATTTACACTGATATTGTAACGAGTCAGTCGGCTGCGGCAGCAACGGTGATACCTGCTACTGTGAGTAATGTCACAGCTACAAACAGTCCAACTGTTGTAAACGGTCCGGCCACAACTTCATCTAGCGGTGTGAACCTGTCTGCGTTGAGAATGACCGGTAGTAGTCAGTTTTATAACATGGGTCCATTCCAGACAGTCCCTACTTTGTCTAACGTTACAGTCGCTGATTCTGCCCTCGGTGCTAACAATAATGTGAGTCCAGTCCCTGCTTTGTCTAACATTACAGTCGCTGATTCTGCTCGCGGTGCTAACTATAACATGGGTCCGTTTCTTATTGACCCTAAGCCTGCTACATCAACCATTAATCCAATCCCTGATGATCCTGTCATTGCACCTGCCTCACCGATCAGCAACATCAACAACGCAGTTGGTACAGCTTCATCCAACCTCAGTTCATCATTGGCTAATGCTTTCAACTTTGTCCCACAAGATCGGATGGCGAAGCTTGGCAGAGCGAAGAAGCCAACATTCAAGTCTGATGATCCGAACTTCAAGGGTAAGACAGATACAATATTAACGAGTGGTCGCGGTGTTACCGGGGCTGCTAACGTAGCACGTAAAACTTTACTAGGATCATCAACATGAAACCTACAATCAATGACTTCGACCTAAGACTTAAAGAGCTTCAGAATGAACGTTCTGGTTACATGGGTCTATGGGGTGAGCTGGCTCAATACCACACTGGTAGAAAGAGCCCGTACCTGAGTGACAAAGCGAATGCAACGATAGTCAGGAACACAAAGCAATACAACAACACTTCGCGTCTTGCGTTGAGAACCTTAGCCTCTGGAATGATGGCAGGGATCACATCACCTGCACGTGAGTGGTTCAAGCTTAAAGGTTCTGATCCGGGCGTGAATGAAGTCGCTGCTGTGAAGGTGTGGCTACATGATGTGCAAGTGATCATGAACCGGGTGTTCTCGCAATCGAATGTCTATAACTCTCTGCATTCTTTGTATGCTGAGTTAGGTGTTTTCGGTACTGGCGCGATGGCTGTGAATGAAGACTTTGAGAACATCATTCACTGTAAGACATTTTCAGTGGGTAGTTACTTTCTTGGTGTCGGTGCTAAAGACACCGTTGATACGTTCTACCGGGAGTATTACAGAACGGTAGGTCAACTGATCAAAGAGTTCGGTACTGCTAATGTCAGTGATCATGTTCGAGATGCTTGGAAGCATGGCAACACTGAGCTGAAGGTTAAATGTGTTCATGCTATTGAGCCTAATGATGACCGTAACATGATGAGTCCGTTCGCTAAGGATATGCCGTTTCGTTCTGTGTACTACGAGACAGGACGTGGTAAGCAGGCTGAGACTAAATTCTTGAGAGAGTCAGGGTTTCCTGAACTGTCTATTCTGTGTCCTCGTTGGGACATCATCGGTGAAGCTGTTTACTCTGAAGATTGCCCCGGCGTGATCGCGCTCGGTGATACCAAAGCATTGCAGCTCGGTGAACGTAGAATGTATCAGGCACTTGATAAGGTGGCTAACCCACCGATGCAAGGTGACACTGCTTTAAAGAATCAAGGCGCACCGAAGAATGGTGAAGTCACATGGATGAACAGTGCGACACGTGGTATCGAGAGTGTCTACAAGAGTTACAATCCGAACCTAGATAAGATCATCGGTATTCAAGACAGGTCCGAGCTGAGAATAAAACGAGCGTTCTATGAAGACTTATTCTTAATGCTTGCTAATAGTGATCGAAGGAACATCACAGCACGTGAAGTTTCTGAGAAGCACGAAGAGAAGTTGCTGATGTTAGGTCCAGTTCTTGAGCGTCTTCATTCTGAGTTGCTTGATCCATTGATCACGAGAACATTTAGTATCCTGCAACGCAACGGTGTACTGCCATTACCACCACCTGAGTTAGAGAATGGCGGTGGGTTATCTGTCGATTATGTCTCTGTGCTGGCACAAGCTCAGCAGATGGTGGGTCTATCTGCGACTGAACGTGTAGTAGGGTTCGTGGCTAGTATGGCTCAGACGTGGCCTGAAGCTCGACACAAGCTTGATCCATTGCAGACTGTCGATGAGTATGCTCAAGCAGCAGGAGCGAGCCCACAGATCGTTAGACCTGATGAACAGGTTCAACAAATCATCGGTCAAGAACAACAGCAGGCACAGCAACAGGCTCAAATGGAGCGTAGTCAGATGGCTATGCAGACAGCTAAAACAGCATCTGAGGCCAATCCTGAAAGATTAGCTGCAATTGCTGAAGAACAAGGGTTATAATAATGTCAAGTTCTGGCGATCATTATAAGCAAGAGATACTTGATTACGATACAATGCTCAAAAGTCCTAATGGCAGAGGTGTGTTGAAGTCACTGTTACATGACACCGGTGTGTTCCAATCAACGTTCTCACCGGACAATCAACTACTCGGTGCTTATGGTGAGGGCAGGAGAAGCGTAGGTCTTGGGTTGATAGATAAACTTAAGGCGGCAAACATAGAAAAATACTATTTATTACTAAAGGAAATAGATCAAGATGGCTGAAGAAAACTCAACTGACACTGCTGCAACTGATGTTGCTGCACCTGAAACTGTTGCACCTGAAACTGCTGCAACTGATACCATATTGACTGACACTGCTGCACCGACTGTAGCAGATGGGGAAACAGTTTTAACTGCAGACCCGACACCAGATTCTGAGAACACAGATACTGTGCTATCAGATGTTAAGGACGAGACGGATAGTGCTACTTCAGATGTACCTGATACCTATGCCGACTTTACTCTACCTGAAGGCTTTGGGATCAATCCTGAGTATATGAGCAAACTGGCACCTGCCCTGAAGGAATTGGGTATGACTCAGGATGCAGCTCAGAAGTTGATCACGGCTCACGTAGAAGGAGTTCAGGCTAGTGAAGGTGCTAGAACTAATGCGTTTACCCAACTCAAGCAAGACTGGCTGGACCAAGCGAAAGCTGATGAAACGATAGGCGGTGACAAGTGGGATACCACTGTGAAACATGCCCGAGCTGCATTAGAAACTTTTGGTACACCGGAGTTAAACCAATTGCTTAAAGACTATGGTATTGGAAACAATCCAGAACTCTTACGCATTTTTTCAAAAGTGGGAGTGCTGTTACAGGAAGATACGATCAACACCGAGGGTACTAAGATCGTACCTGAGAAAACAATTGTTGATCGAATGTATCCGAATCAAAGCAGCTAACCTTTAAACTTTTTATTTTTATGGAGTAAACATCATGGGTGTTTTAGCACAGTCGTTCTACGACTTAACAGACCTATACAAATCTCAAAATGCAGATGGCACCATTGCACCTGTACTTGAGTTACTAATGGAGATGAATCCTGTACTTGATGACGCTATGGCTGTCGAGTGTAATCAGGGTACAACTCACAAGCACACAATTCGCACCGGTCTTCCGACTGTTGCTTGGGGTGAGCTATACAAGGGTATCCCTTACAGCAAGTCAGGCAAACGACAGGTGGTTGATACTACCGGTTTCGTTGAAGGTCTGAGTGCTGTCGATAAGCGTTTACTTGCGTTGTCTAAGAATGCCGGTGCAGTTCGTTTGAGTGAAGCTAAAGGTTTTCTCGAAGCGATGAACCAAGAAGTATCTACCAAGATATTTTACGGTAACACTGCATCTGATCCTGAAGAGTTCATGGGCCTAGCACCACGGTTCAATGACTTGAGTGCGCCTAACGGTAACAACATCATTGACTGCGGTGGTACTGGTGCTGATAACACTTCAATGTGGATCGTGACTTGGGGTGATGAGCAGTGTCAATTGCTTTACCCTGAAGGTACACAGGCCGGTGTTCAGCGTGAAGACAAAGGTGAGCAGCGTGTCACTGATAGTAACGGCGATGCTTACTACGTTGAAGAAGAAATGTTCACATGGCACATCGGTCTTGCTGTTAAAGATTGGCGTTATGTTGTTCGTCTTGCGAACATTGATGTTTCCTTGATGGAAGCAGGCTCTGTGCAGCTGTTCGACTTCTTGCGTAAAGGTTATTGGAAAATGCAGTCTCGCCGGGTTGCCGGTGGCAAGCAGTGCATCTACGCGAACCGTGATTGTCTTGAGACGCTTGACGCGCTTTCTAGCAACGCTGGTTCTACTGATAACTTCGTTCGATTAAAGCCTGTTGAAATCGAAGGTAAAGAAGTTCTCACTTATCGCGGTATGCCACTGCGTGAAACTGACTCGCTTATCAATACTGAAGCGCGAGTTGTATAAACTGCTTTAAGGGGTCAGGTCAACTTGATTGACCCCTTAGCTTAACTTAAATTCTTTCAGGAGAAAGAACATGATATTTTCAAAACAGACGAAGTTATCAGACGACCAAGCAGTGACTGCAACCGCGTTAAGCACGAATGTCATTGATCTTGGTTTGACTGGTACTCCCTACGGTGCCGTTGCTGCTCTCTCTGCCGATGTCGGTAAGGGTACTGCTATACCATTCTTGGTGCAGGTCACTACAGCGTTCGCAACATTGACTAGCTTAGTGGTATCAATCGAAGTGAGCGCGAATGCAGACATGTCAAGTCCGACAGTGGTTGCACAAACTGGGGTGCTACCTGCCGCAGTTCTTGTTGCAGGTAAGCAAATTTCAATTCAAGTCTTACCTAATGATGTTGACAAGCGTTACCTTGCTGTTCGTTACACCGTTGCTGGCAGTAATGCCACTGCTGGTAATGTGACTGCTGGTATCACGATGGGTAATCAGAACAACAGTTAATCTGTTGTAGTTGTAAATCAGGATCAGTCTCTCGGGGCTGATCTTTTTTCAAATCATTTAAGAGAATAGTTATCATGCCAAAGTATAAAGCCCTTAAAGACAGTTTTCTTGACGGTCAGATGTATGGCCCTGAAAGGAAGCGTAAGTTCTATGTTGCGGATAAACCTTTGAAGCCGGTTCCTAAAGGATTGGAACTTGTCGTTGAAGAAACTCCGAAGCGGCGTACTGCTGAATCTGCTGCTGCTAAAAAAAAAGCAACGATCAAGCCCGCCTCGAAAAAGAAGCCAGTGAGCAAGATAAGTCAGTAGAAGAGTTGCTTCACGGTGAAGAGAAAAGGGAGTTAGACAAAGTTGAAGTAGACTCCCTAGACTTCATGAGTACACAACCGTCCGGTCTTGAACCTAAGAAATCCGGGTCCAAATTAATTACACTCTAGGTAACAGGCAATGGTCGAAATAACTAAAGAGAAATATAGCGAGGATATGCCTTGTTGCGGTACTGAAGAAGAAGATTCTCATTACCCTTGGGGGACATCTATAACGCTAAGAGACGAGCTTATAGAAGCGTTGGGGCTCTCTGAATGCAAGGCCGGTGAAGAAGTCATGATAAAGGCTAAAGCGTTCGTTATTTCTAAACGTGTGAGCACTGAAGCTAGTGTTGGATCAGAAGAAGAGAAAGATGCCACAATTGAAATTCAATTAACGTCAATCGAAATCGGTAAAAAAAGTCCTGACGTAGTCAACACGTTGTACGGAGAATAATTGCTATGGCTTCTGTAATTGATATTTGTAACATAGCTCTTGGTCAAGTCAGGGGTCAAAGCATTAACAGTCTAACTGAAGGGAGTCTGCAATCTCAACTGTGCTCCCTGCATTATGAGACTGTCCGGGATCAAGTTTTAAAAGAAGCCGATTGGGGTTTCAGTCGAACAGTCTCATCGTTGAGCCTGCTCACTGTGACAGTGTTCAATTGGTCGTATGTCTGGTCTTATCCTAATGACTGTTTGAAAATAAACAATCTGATCAGGAATGTTGAAGAATTTACAACACCTACTTCAGCAGATAGCCCGACCCGGTACTACCCTGAAGACCACCAAGCGTATCCTTTGCAACCACGTGTCGAGTATTCGTTGTTCAATGTGGCCGGTGATAGGGTTATAGCTACTCGTGAGGCTGAGCTGAGAGTCAACTACAGGACGCGAGTAACTGACCCTACTCTATTCCCTCCGAACTTCGTTTACGCTGTAGCGTCTCTCTTAGGGACTCATCTGGCTGTACCCTTAGCCGGGGTGAAAGATGGTAGGGTATTGAGATCAGATTGCTTCGAGATGTACAATGGATACCTTGCTCAAGCTTCTGATGACAACGCTAATGAGAAGCAGCAGGATCAACAGGAAAGTGAGTTCATAACAATTCAGGGTTAGGTCATGGCAGATCAAGTTATTCAACGAGTCTTCACCGGTGGCGAGATTTCACCGGCTCTACACGCAAGGGCTGACACGAACACTTATCAGTCAGGCTTAGCCTTGTGTCAAAATTTCTTCGTCCGTTCTCAAGGTGGGGCTTACTCTCGTCAAGGTACGAAGTACATAGCTGCACAAGGTGACTCCACTA